AGCATCACAGTTTCAGCAAATTGTAATGATAATTCAGGCACAGAAAGCTCTCGTAGAATTGCTAGAAGAAATTTTCAAAAGACGTACGTAAATTACGACGATAATCTTGATATTTCTAACGCTTCAGCAATTTTTGAAAACGGTCTTCTTGTAATTACTGTTCCCCAGAGAGCGGAAATTCAGCCAATTTCTATTAAAATTGAATAAATAGATTAGATTTTTTACTTAAATGGGCCCTTTTTGGGGCCCATTTTTTATATTTTTTGAATGTATGTTAAAATTATATCATGTTAGACGGAACACCAGATCCAGGTCCAGGTATTGAACTAGTGGATAGTAAAACGGCAGCCTCAATAGCAGGATCACTGGCAAAGGGTGTTCTTTACATTTGCCTTACAATATGCATCTGCCTTGGATTATCAAACTGCAGCCTAGATAGTGAAACTGTTGCTAAATGTGAAACAGCATGTGCTGGAAGCAATGGAATAAGAGAGGTCTCAATTTACTCCTGTAGATGTAATGATCCGGATATGGGAAATAGTTCGATCTTTATCTCTCCCTAGCGTCCTGTAAATTATCTCACAAAAACATATTTATATCCAGCGGATTTCTGGATATGTCAACAAGTATGAAAATTATAATGGAGGAGTGGAGATCTTTCTCAACCCCTGATAGTGTCATGACAGAGGGTTTTCAGGACATTCTTGGACGAGTAAGGACTGGAATTCAAAGAAGAATCGGGGCTGAAGTTGTTAGTGGAAGAATTACTCCCTATCCATCTGGTGACGGCAACTGGCTGGAAATAAGTGTTCCTTTTTCAGACGCTGATGTTGAGAATATTTCTAATGATTCTGTATTGTTTATTGCAATTGTCGATAAGCTAGCAGAGTCAATGAACATAAAAGAGCCTGTTATTACTAGCGGATATAGAGATGCGTATAGACAGGCAAATGCTATGTACAATGTCTGGCTTAGTGCAAAAGAAAAGGGAGATGTGGGCTATCTAGAAAGGCTCTATGGAGATATGTGCAAGTCATGCTCTCCAGGTGCGGGAACTGTGGCAGCCACAATAGATAATATGTTCTCTACTATTTCAGACCCAGATGAAGCAAAGAAGTCTGCGGGTGATTTAATATCTACAAACCTTATCTCTAAACACAACACCTCCCCTGGACAAGCTGTAGACTATAGGCTTTCCGGCCACCCAGATGTAGAAAGGGTTCTAAAAGCTGTGTTTGGAAGAGGATATGCAACAGGCGAAATTATTAAAGAACAGAATCCCCCACACTGGCATGTTACAGTTAACTCTGTTACACCTGATGGGATTAGATTTTTGGAAACATCAAATCTAAGAGATCTTTCAACCAGGGCAATATCTCATCATCAAGTTACAGATGTAATTCCCGGAATGATGTCAGAAGACCTGAGATATCACAGAGATCACAATGTTGGTGTGGATAAAAATATATTTAGACCTGGATCTAGTAGATTCTTTAAGCTTTTTAGAGAGGTTCGGCACCTTCACAGTGTCGGACTTTACATGTTAAATGAAGAAGAAAATTTTTTAATAAAAGAGCTAGATATCGGTGAGTATGGAATTTATGAAGGTGAGTTAGTCCCGCTTGACTTTCCAATGCTAGAAGATGATAGCATAGATGAGGCAAAGTACAAGGGTCGAAAAGTTAAGCTAGGTGCAAAGGGTGCAAAAAGAGCAAAAGGCGGAAAGGCCTATGTCTATGTTAGAGACCCTAAGACAAAAAAAATAAGAAGAGTTAAATTTGGATCTTCTCTCCCAGATGCGATGGGAGATAGTAAGGCACACAAAGAAAGAAGAAAAAGCTTTGGAAGAAGGCACAAATGTGCCAAGAAGAAAGACAAGACCAAGCCGGGATATTGGGCCTGCAGGGCAACAAAGATGTTTGGAAGAAATATATCAGGATGGTGGTAAGTGAAAAATAGATATCCTTTTAAGCAAAGACGTCTAGACGAGAACACTATTCTAAGAAAGTTCTCTGGAGATGTTTCAGAATCCCTGCTAGAGTGGCACAGAGATAGGCAGGATCGCTTTGTCGAAGTTATCCATGGAGATGGTTGGATGTTTCAACGAGATAACTCCATCCCTGTTCAGATCGATGAAGGCTCCACATTTAAAATTAAGGCAAATGAGTGGCACAGAATCATAAAGGGAAATGGAGACCTTGTCATAAGAATAGTAGAGGGAAGGAAGAAAAAAGTAGATGGAAGCAGAAGCGTCAAAATGGGTGCAGACAAAAATTCCAACGTGACTAGAATGGACTTTCTTCCTGATCGGGTTTTAAAAAAGATTGCAAAAGAAAAAGATGTTGATGAAGCTGTAGAACCTCTTGATGAAAAGAAGAGACGAAAAAAGAGGCGCAAGAAGAGAAAGAAGGCCCTCCCAAGACAATACTCAGCTCCCCCCGGTAGCAAAAGAGAAAAGCAGATGAAAAGAGCATCTGCAGCTTATAAGAGGGGTGATGTTAAGCTTGCAGCGCAAATAAGACAGGGAATGGAGAAACAACACATGGCAGAGTCACCGAGAATAGTTGAGAGAGCACAGCTTAGACAGATGATCAACGATGCTGTTGAAGAAGAAAAGCTTGATAGAGTTCTGCAAGAACTTGAAGATATCTTAAATGAAAAAAGAAAGAGAAGAAAGGGAAGAAGAAAGAAGAAGGGAAGATCTTCCAAGGGACTATCAAAGGCAGTTAAAAAGTCTTTAGATAAAAAAGCAGACAGAAGGTGTCTAACTCGTGGATCTGTCTATGCAGAGTTTAGAAAGGGTCTTTCTGCATTTTTATCATCGGGATCTAGAAAAGGCATGTCAGCACACCAATGGGCACATGCTAGAGTTAATTCTGCAAATCCAAGAAAAAAATGGGCAACAGTAAAGAAAAGAAAAAAGTGTCCTAAAAAGAAGAAAAAGAAATAGACACTCATGTAACTTACTCACTACTGTGATAAAATAGTATCCAGGAGGTAATATGACAGTTAGATTTGGCTATGCTTGTATGAACATGACCCTGCAAAAGGGGAATCGAGATAGGGTTACTTGTAACAGGGGGATGATAAAAAGAACATTTGTAGAAAAAGGTCTAGAGTATGCATCAGAGCTTTCGCTTAAGAATTCAATGGACCTTATTAAAATCATTGACTGGAACAACCAGCAGGGCATCAAAGTATTCAGAATTACATCCTGCTTATTTCCATGGATGAGTGAGTACGAACTAGAAGAACTACCAGACTTTGATAGTATTAAGTTTAATCTTGAGTATGCTGGCAAGATTGCTCGTGAAAACAATCAGCGACTCTCTTTTCACCCAGGACACTTTAATATTCTAACTTCTAATAGAGAAGAAGTTGTTAACAACTCAATTGTAGATCTAACACGACATGGGCAAATTTTTGACCTAATGGGCATGGAAAGAAATCATTGGTCAAAGATTAATATTCACATCGGAGCTTCGTATGGAGATAGAGATTCTGCAATTGCACGCTGGCTTAAGGCTTTTGAACGACTTCCAGATTCTGTAAAGTGTCGGCTTACTGTAGAAAACGATGACAGAGAGAGATTGTTTTCTACAAAAATGCTCTATCACGGAATCTATAAGACGGCAGGTGTTCCAATTGTATTTGACTCACATCACTTTACCTGCGGCCATCAAGATTCATCGTATGACGAGGCACTAGGCATGGCAGTAGAATCCTGGCCAAAGGGTGTTACACCACAATGTCATCACTCAAACTCAAAGAAAAACTATGAAGACCCCAAGGTAGGCAAGACTGCACACAGTAGCTGGTACTACGAGCCATTTCAAGACCTCGGTCACACTCTAGATGTTGTTCTTGAGTCCAAGATGAAGGAAAAAGCCCTAATCAAGTACAGTAAGGATTTTTGCTAGTTTAACATTTTTCTTTTTTCTCAATATAATTTGTGAACTGTGTTTATCACAGAAAGGAAGAAAAATGTTTAAGAAAATTTTGGCATGCATCTTATGCCTTGGACTATCGACTCCCGCACTTGCAGACGACCACGCAGTTGGTGGAGAAAATAGTAGCTCAGATGTGGATTGGACTAAGCGAATGGGAATTCGATTTGGATACAATTACGCAAATAAGGCAGATGAATCTGATAGACTGGATAGCCCACACATGTTTGCAATGGGTTTTGAAGCACAACAAACAATGGATGGAGGCACGTGGCTTGATCTTCTCTTTATTCAAAATCTAACAATTAGTGGACTAGATCAAAGCGTAGTCTTACCTTCTGCAAATGCACTAGTTGGATTTGAAATTAATGACGCTTTACAGTTAGCTGTTGGAGCAAATGCGACTGTGGTGGATCCTTCGGATGAAAATCATTACTTTCACCTGGTCACCGCCGTTGGGTGGACTCAAGATGCAGGTATCTTTAGTGTACCGCTTCATCTAGTCTTCATCCCAGATGTAAATAACTACTACAGGGTTGCAATCACTACCGGAGTTAATTGGTAAATTTTAAAAAATAGATCTTATTTTTTCCTCGCTATACTTAGTATAGCGAGGATTTTTTATATTGATATATTGCTTATCTTTTTTAAGATTTTCTTTTCAAGCTGGCATATGCGCATTCTAGTTACACCAAAAATATCACCTATTTGCTGCAAAGTCATGGGCCCTTCTTTGGCAGCAATCACTGTACAGTTCATAAACTCACTATTTTCTATTAAATACCTACAAGAGCTATTTTTGCACGGCTCTTTTAGTAGATTACATTTTTCAAAACATTTCATAGCTTATAGTTTTCCTATTGTTATTAGTTTAATTTACACAAGTAATCATCTGTGTACATCAATCACGGGTTTGTAATGTCAAAATCAAATAAAAGAAAAATATTTATAGTCGACACATCAGTCTTGCTGTATGACATGAATTCAATTCATTCATTTCCTGAAAATGATGTTGTTTTACCTCTCATTGTCCTTGATGAGATAGACAGATTTAAAGAAAAGCCAGGAATTCTTGGAGAAAGTGCAAGATACATCAATAGATTTTTAGATGATCTTAGAGGAAAGGGGAGCCTTCATGACGGGGTTGTACTAGAAAATAACCAGTCTATAAGGGTTGAAACATCTCATCCGGAGAAAGTTCCCAACTCTCTAGATCTAAGATCAGGAGATAATGAAATAGTCGGAGTTGCTATGCACCTCATAGCATCACAGGATAGCGAAGTTGTAGTAATTACAAAGGATATAAACTTTCGTGTCAAGTGTGATGCATTAAAAATTAAGTCAGAGGATTACTATAAAGATAGGATTATAACAGAAGACGACTCTATCTACAGCGGACAAAGAAAGATTGAAATATTCTCACCGGATGCTGTCAATGAATTCTATGAGAAAGGATCTGTTTTATGCAAAGATCTTGATATAGACCTAAATCCTAATGAATTTTTTGTTGGAAAGCATAATAAAAATTCAATGATTGGTGTAGAGAAAAATGGCAAAATAGTTCACCTAGAAAATAGAATTGAGCAAATGTGCTCAGTAAACGCCAGGAATAAGGAACAAAAATTTGCCCTAGAGCTCTTATCTAGATCCGATATTCCACTTGTAACTTTGACCGGAAAGGCCGGTTCAGGAAAGACATTTCTAACACTAATGGCTGCTCTTTCAGGATTGCAAGAAAAAAGATACGACAGACTTGTAATTACAAGAACTTTACAGCCAGTCGGAAAAGATATCGGATATCTTCCAGGTGACGTAAATGACAAGATGGATCCGTGGATGGGAGCAATAGTTGACAATGTTAGACACGCATTTAAGGATTTAACTTATTTTTCTCTTATGAGAGAAAAAGGAATAATTGAAGTTACACCGCTTGCCTTTATTAGAGGAAGAACATTTAATAATACATTTTTAATAGTTGATGAGGCTCAAAACTCTACGATTCATGAACTTAAAACTGTCATAACAAGAGTGGGCGAAGGTTCAAAAATAGTTCTGCTAGGTGATGTAGAGCAGATAGATACTCCCTATATTGATAGTTTTTCAAACGGGCTAACAATAGTAATTGAAAAGCTAAAAGAAGAAAAGTTGACAGGTCATATTACATTAATGAAAGGAGAGAGGTCAGAGCTCGCCACATTGGCGTCAAAAGTCATTTAAGCTTAATATTTAGTTCATGGAGTAGTTAACATGGGCTCAACAAAGTTTTCAAAGAGAGATAAGAATAGATTTAGAAAAGTCTATCCATATCTGAGGGTTAGACCTAGAAATACGTACTGTGCCGACAAGGAAGTGATTATTGAAGTTGGAGACATTGCATTTTCAAACACAGATGGTCCGGTAACATATACATTTACTGAGACTTTTGTATCTACACCCACTGTAACTGCAATATCTGTAGATAGCGAATCTAATAACACTGCAGACGTCAATATATTTATTGACTCAATATCTACCACTCAGGTTCAATTTTCTTCTAGCGCTGCATTTACTGGCAAGGTTCACTTTCAAGTAATAATGGTGGGAACATGAGTGCATTTGACAACCTAGTTGTAGAAACAGGGGAAGTTCAATTTACCAACAGCGATGAAGAGACAGCCTCGCTGGGTGATCACCATGAAGCACCCAAGGTAACGCTATCATGTGAAGATGGGGACTTTAATCCCTTTATAGTTAGTGTTACATCTAGTGAATTGACCATTGGCTTAAGTAGCAAATTTACTGGAAAGGTATTCTATCATGCAATCAGCACACGACGAGGACGGTGATGGCTAGAGATTTTAGAGCAAATCAAATTAGAACAACACAGATCATTGCATCTGGGGGTATAGGGCCAACTGCTGCTGGAAAGTCTAGCATCGGTCTTCTGATATACAGCTCATCAGATGCATCAAATCTATATGGCGGAATGACCCACAACATGACAGCATCTGTTGGTACGGATGTCTGGATGTTTGTTTCAGGTGCAAATGAAGGAAAAAATAAAAAATCAGGCGTTGTCTGTTTTGGAGGAGACGTAGTTGTCTCAGGTGTCTTTTATGCTGAGAGGATGGTTGTTGAAGTTGAAGAAGCAACTACGGGAAGCTTACACGTTTCTGGAAGCTTATTTGTATCTGGTGCTGGCACCATCCAGGGAGGCCTTGTAGTTAATGACGAAGGTCTGGCAGTTTCTGATTTTAGAGTAGAATCCGACGGAGAAGATGAAGCTATATTCTTAGATTCAAGTGCAAACACTCTCTACATTAATAAGGGAGAGACAGCATTTGAAACTGTCATAGGAAATACAAGTGACGAAGCCCTTAGAATTGACGCTGAGGGTGTTGTCATTAATGAAGACAGCCATGCAGATATTGATTTCAGAGTTGAGTCAGGAAATGTAGCATCAGCAATTGCGGTAAATGCTGGGACTGACAAGGTTACCATTGATGGAGGTGCCGCAGCAGCGGATGCTCTTACTTTAAAGTCTGGACATGCATCTGGTGGAATTGATATTGATGCAGGTACTGGAGGTATCGCAATAGACTCTACTGGTACTATTTCCATTGATGGTGCAGATGATATGAATTTCACCATTACGTCTAGCACAGCCGGCGAAGACCTTACAATTCAGCAAGTCGGCGCTAATGATTCATCAATTATCATTACGGCAGCCGGTACTGGAACTGATGCTGTTAAGATAGATGCCACAGCAGGAGACATGGTTATTGCACCATCCCTTGCTGATGGAAAGACTCTTAAGCTGGGTAAGAATGGTGCTGTTGAAGTTATTATAGCACCTCACGGAACAGCAGCTAATGAAAAATATTCTGTTACAAATACGTCTGGAAATGCTGCAGATGCAATTTCGCTGAATGCTTCTGCG